AAGGTTGAAAATTTAAAAGCTCTTCGTCCGAAAGCTCTTCGTCCGAAGGAACATTTTGATTATTTACTCCCATGTTAGTAGTTAGATTATCTTGCATTACATTTCCTCTTCGATCAAATTTGTCTCTGATATCAATAGTCTTTATAGGTTGTATAGCTTGTACTTTATTTCGATTTAAATAAGACATTAAGTCATCATGCTCACCAAATTCTTTAACTCCCTCTAACACACCAGTTCCTTTTTTCTTAGCCCAATTTCTAGCAGTCATAATTCCACTCATAAGTTTGCCTGGAATTCCTCCAAAGATACTGAGTAGACCTCGACCTAGTCCTCCTAATAATCCACCGATTCCACTTCTTCTTTGTCCCATTGCGGCTGCGTCTACAGCTCCTCCTCTGATATCAGCTACCTCTTGTGGAGTATATCCTAGTGCTCTTGCATCAGCCCTATTTTGTTCAGTTTGACCACCACCTGTTTCCATAGCGCTCATTTGTTGACCAGATGTAGCTCTACCATATCCACCTGCTGAAGCATCATAGTCATCATAGCTCGGAATGCCTTTAGGTCCTTTATGAGGTGTGCCTTTGTTTTGTTTTTTTAACTGCTTAGCTTCTGCATCAGTTATGTAAACTAGTCTTGTTTTTTTAGCGTTTTTTCTAGATTGAAATTTTTTAGGTACAGTTATTGAATCAGAATTTTTAATATAGTTTTTATATCCATCTTGATTTATGTAATTAATTTTTTTATCTATGGCCATTATCTTCTCCCATCTGGTTGTATGTCCAGTCTAAATGTTCCGAGCTTCCAGTTCTGAGCCTGATAGGCTCCGTCTTTGGTACCAATATTCTCTATTTGAAGCGCAATGGCTCGTGCTCTTGCGCGCGTGTCAACTTTATCAGTGGCGCTGGTAATTGTAAAGGGTCCTAATAGGGAACTGGCAGAACTACTGTTCGGATAATTTCTTAAAAATAAAGTGATTCTGGTATCGCCGGTCTGGGTAATGAAGTCCGGCAAGAATCTTCTGATCTTCATGATGTATTCTCCGTCGCCTCGTAGGTCCGGCGCTCCTAAAAATTGTCCTTGTGCCGATCTTTTCTGAGTAATATCAAAGTCTCCTGAAAGAACACTGGCTGTGATCGCAGTGATCACTCCTCCGGCATCCACTTGATCGGTTCCTGTTTCGTGTTCATAATAGATCGTGATTCCATCCGTATTGCCTACGACATCATAGGAAGCATCATCGCTATTACTATAATAACAGGCATGAGGCTTTTCAAAAATAGAAGAATCTGCCCATGCAGTTCGGGCTAAAGTTCCAGTATACCATATGGGTTTCTTAAGCATGACAGATTCTAAATAATTATAAGTGACTACCCGATCCACTACATTAGAACCTGTACTACAATAATACCAGCTCACTTCTCCAAATAGATTGTTGAGTCCGGCGTTAATTAGATCTCTAGGGGTCGAGTTTAAACCATCAAACACATGGTCTTCTACCAAGCACGGCATCGATTGAAGCTGACCTGAATATTGAAAGAAACCATTTTCCGACATCCAGAAAGCAGTTCCGTCGACTTCCATGCAGGCATTCTTGCCAATGAGTCCACAGTTGGTTCCCACGTGTTCAAAAGAAAAGGTAAACGGTTGGCCGACAAAACGCATTAAGAAGACGGCTGAGTCCGTCCAGATATACAGCGTGTCCCGACCTCGAATCGCTCCCATAATTTTAGAACCTTGGGCCAGTCTTTGCGTGCCTGCGGTATTGGTTGCGGAAGGAGTATAATCACTTAATGACTCCTGATCCGACCACCTGATAAACATATCATCTTGGGTTGAAGAAGTACCAATCGTGGTTTCCGTTCCCAAGAAAATTAAGTGACGATCCGTTGGTGAAACCAGCATGTGTCTCGAAGCTGTAGGTGCTCCACTGATAATCGTTGCTCGATTTCCCGTTGGATTGGATGCAGCTGCATCCCATTCAAAGCATTGAGCATTATAAATTAAAGCAATCAGTTTGGTTCCGTAGTTATCTAGAACCCATAAACCAGGAGCAATCGTGAAGTCAGCTGAAGAGGCTTCGCCCCAGGCAACATAATCTGAAATATCAGTCACTGTGTCGCTAATAGAATGGGTAGCTAACGTGGTTCCATTCTCGGATCTTGGACCTCCGGTTAAAGTATTAGTTGCAGTATCATTGGCCGTAAAGCCAATGTCCTCGGTTCCAATTCTAATTTCACCCGAGGTTGGAAAAGCTGAAGAGTCTGTTAAGACTACTGTTGTGACTGCAGCATCCGCTGCAAGCGCTGTTGCTAAAGTTGTTGTCGCAGCTCCGGAAGCTGCTCCTGACCAGTTTCCTGTTCCAAAGCCAAAGCCTCCTAATTGTTGAGCGGGCCCTACGGTATAGTAGCATAATCCTGAAGCAGATCCTGAATTACTTAAAGGGGTTCCTGTTTCGGCAGACGCCATCGTCACTTCAATTGTGGTGGAGGTCGGTGCAGAAGTCACCATAAATCTTATATCTTCAAAAGAAGCATCATCATAAGTGGAACCCACAGCAGTCACTCCACTAACGGCGTCCATTAAAATAATATCATCATCGGTTAGGCCGTGAGGACTCGGGAAGGTTATGGTTACTGTAGTCTCTGAAGAAGTACTAGTGAAATCACAGCCTGCAATACTCGTTCGAATAGGATGGATGTCGTAATATTGTCCGCCTGAATAGACGTATAAAATTCGATTGGTTCCAATGGCAGCATATTTAATACCTGCATTGTCATCAAAATGGTGAAGCGCTCTGCCGGCACCCGTCAGTTTGTGTTCGCCTAGTTGATCCCAGCCTCCTATTTTTTCAGGAGTGCCATAGCGAAAACGAACAAAGTCTCCTCCCGTCCATTGCCCTTCGGCACCGGTAGGAGTTACTTGTTTATTAAATCCTGGTAAAAAACTTACTTTTTGTAGCATAGAAATCCTAAAATTCCTTTATAATACACCCTGAGGGACTGGTCAACTTGAGTTTTGGCTTCTATGTTTTAGAGGTAGGTAACCTAAATTTACAAAACCAAGTAGGTAATCCTAAATGAGGTCGTTTATCAAAAAGATTTTCTCCTGAATTTGGAGTTTTTTTATTGTTATAATGTAAAAAGACTTGCCCACACTCTTTACCTTTAAATTTAGTTCGCCAATGCTCTAGTTCACAACCGCGATAAATCAGCATATCTCCTTGTTTAAGGTCCATTTTAATTCCTTTTGGAGCGTTGGGTTTATGAATTTCTTTGTGTTCATCAATGACAAAGTCACCTCCCGATGGATCTAGAAAGATAGACCAAGGATCCCCTCCTAAAAACACTGTGGTAGATATTTCACAGCTGAAACGATCCTTATGTCGTCTTAATTTATCTCCCTTTTTATAAAGTCGGGTATAAGTATAAGCCGGTTGAAGTTTTAATCCTGTGGCCTTTTCCATAATAGGTTGACACTTCAACATTAAAGTTTCCGTGACGATGTCTGCATAGCAAGAATAAGTGCGGGGTATCTGTTCATCTACTGCCTCATACTGGCCTAATAAAGTTTCATAAGGAGAAATATATCTCTGTTTTAAACAGGTATCATAAACCTGTTTTTTCATTAAAAAATAATTGTAGATAAATGTTGCCAGATCTTTTGAAATTGCTTGGCGTATAATACAATATTTATCTTTTTTAAACATTTTTTAAACATTTTTCATCTTTGGGAAAATATTCTAGATTAGTGGATAGAATGATTCTTTTATCACTGGGATTAGGTTCCACAAAATGGGGCAGATGTCCTGGAAATGCAACACAACGTCCAATTTTAGGTTTGATGACGACTTGCATCCGCCAATTAACATAGGGATAACCAGGCTCTAAGATGACCATGTTAGATGAATCTTCTTTACAATCCAAATAAAATACAAAATTCCAATGATGTTCCAAAGAAATATGGAGATGGGTATCATGAAACTCTCCTTTATCATATCTTTGGATCCAGGATTCTTGTAGCTTCCATGAGGTATAATTTTTTTCCTTAGCAATTTCGTTATAAAATTTTCGACAACTCCCCAACAAAAATTTAAATTGGTCCTGTATAAGAATATTTTTTTCTCTAAAAAAAGTTGTCCGGAGGTAAGGAAATTTTTCTATCTTTTCATTCTTTAACACTTGCATCAGTTTTTTATGATCAAATGTAATTTCACTTTCATAAACTTTAGTTACAAAAGAATAGGATTTCATGCTACTTATTTAACCTTAAACATCTTTAGCCATCTCTTTAAGTAAGGCTGTTACGTTCCAATGAATAAATCTAAAAGGTTCTTTGCCATGATCGACTGCGTATTCATGTTCCATATATCCTGGAAATATAATTAATGTGCCTGGCTGAGGTTTAAAATGAATCAGTTCTGTTCCATGAAAAACTCCTTTTAATTCTGGTTTCAACATTAATTTGGTACATCGTGCACCTGGTCTTGGGTCATGAAAAATAGGATAAGAAGTTTTTTCACTACATTTTAAAAAATAAAATCCTGATACATGCTGATTCCAATGAACATGTGCTGAATGATGAC